CTCGCCGGCATTCTCCAGCCCGGTGGCCACGCCCTGCTCGGCGCCCTTGGCGATGTCGCCCTCCGCACCGCCGGCGGCAGAGGAGATGGGACTGCCGCTCGGTCCGAGCAGCCCTCCGCCCCCACCGAGCCCCGACATCTCCGCCTTGGTCGTGGCGATATCGGCATCGACGCCCGCCAGGCTGGCCGAGATCTCGGCCGCCGCGGCAGACACGGACGCGGCCATTTCCGACATGGCGGTGGACACGTCAGCGGCGGCCGTGGTGAAAGAGGCCCCGATCGTGTCGGCGCTGCCTTCGATCTCGGTGGCGGGCCCGTCGAGCTCACCTGCGGTCTCAGACGCCGAGGTGAAGAGCCCGGTCACCGAGGAGGCGGCGGTCTTCAGGTAGCTGATGAAATTGCCGACCGTCGTGATGGCGAAGGCGCCGATAGCGGCGGTGAGAACTCCACCGACCACCGCGGCAAGGGCGATGGCGGCGTCCTTGTGCTTGGTGAACCAGGTGACGATCGCCATCGTGTCGCGCAACAGCAACTCGACCTTGGGGATCAGTACCTGGCCGAGCTTGATGCCGTAGTCCTCGGCCGTAGCCTTGAGCGTCTCGATCTGATGGCTGAAGGTCTGGGACTGCTTCTCGGCCGCGGAGTGGGCGGTGCCGAGCTTGGAGGCAGCGGCCGTGGCCTTGTCGTAGGCGGCCGGTCCGGCGAGGATGGTGGTGAGCAGCGCCTTGTTCGCCGTGCCCATGCCGATGGCCTTGAGCTCGGCCAGCTGTTGGGTCTGGCTCAATCCGGCGAGCTTGGGCTGGAGCTGGGCGATGACGCCGCTCATGCCGACGAACTGGCCGTTGGCGTTGACGAAGCTGACGCCGAGCGCCTGCTGGGCTTGCGTTGACGCCTTCGTCGGGACCAGCAGACCGTTCAGCGCCGTGTTGACCGCCGAGAGGGCCTTGCGCCCCGTCTCACCGTGCTCGGTCAGGTCGATGAGGATCCCGCCGAGCTGTCCGAGAGGCGGCGTGACCGCACCGAGGGTCGAGTGCAGCTTGGTGAATTCCTGGCCCACCGAGGAGACCCCGGTGCCCAGGACGCGCGACGTGTTGAACAAGACGTCCGAGACCTGGCCGGCCTTGTCTGCTTTGTCACCGAACGCCTGCATGGTCGCGGCCAGAACGGTCGTCGAGGTGTTGAGGTCGGTCCCTGAACCTTCGGCCAGGTCCATGGAGGCCGTCATCACGGTCATGGCCTGCGAGGCGTTCAGGGCGTGGCCCTGGACCGCCCCTAGTTGCCCTGCAACGGCCGCGTAGGCGGTGCCGATCTGCTGGCCGCTGTAGATCGTGGTGCCCGCCGTGTTGACGAACGCCGCGCCGATCTTCTTGGCCGACGAGACCGGGATGTTGGCGTTGGCCGCGATCGACGTGACGGTGGACTGGAAATCCATGGCCAGCTTGATCGACGCTCCGCCGACTACTGCCGCCCCGGCCGCGATGCCCGCGAGCGCGACGCCGCCAGCCGAGGACAACTTGGAGAAGGCGGACGAGCCCTTCGAGCTCGTCTCGTCCATCTCGGCCTTGGCCGCGCCCATCTTGGCCATGAAGTCCGCTGTGGAGGCCCGCAGCTCCGTGACGATCGGCGGAAGTGTGGTTCCTGCCATCAGCCCCCCTTGGCTCAGCCTTCGAGCGCCCTGGCGAAGATGTCGTAGTAGAGGTCTGCGAGCTCGGCCTCAGAGCCGCCCTGCGCGCGCTCCCAGTACGGGTTGCCCGCCTGGTCGTAGTTGCGGCCCAGCGCATCGGTGCCGTGGAACCCGAGGTCGACGCGTCGGCCGTACACCGCGGTCGGGCCGACCTCGGCCAGCCAGGCGGCGGGGCCGAACTCCTCGAGCTTCGTGCGGACGATGCCGCGGCGCAGCGTGCCTTCTTTGACCGGGGCTTCCTGCTTGCCGTGGTTGGCGACCACCTCGGCGCCCTTGGTCACGACTTCGCGTGCAGCGAGGTTGCCTCGCTCGATCAGCCCATCGACCGCCGCGTTCCACGCTGGCAGGCCCTCGAAGCGGATGGTGACTGATTCCGCCATCTCACACCTCGCCGCCATAGAGCGTCTCGAACTGGTGGAACCAGACGACGTGGCGGTTCGGCTCGTTGCGGTAGTCCTCGTGCGACCCGCCGTAGCGCTTGCGGTGCCGCCATTCGAGGAACATCTCGACCACGTCGGGGTCGAGATCGATGCCTGGGGCTAATCGCTGTCCTCTTCGCCAGGCGTCGAACTGGTTGAGCCGTCGGAAGGCGCTTTTGGGTCGTCGGCACCGTCCGCCGTGTGCTCTTCTTCGGCCTCGTTCCTGTCGGCCAGCACCTCGGCTGCGAGGATGTCGTAGACCTCGCCGGGCCGGTAGGCGTCCCATTCCTCCTGGGTCTTGGGGATGTCATCGCTCCGGGTCCAGCTCACGAGGCGGACCAGGATCGACGCGCAGACCCATTGGTCGGCGGCGTGCTTCTCGTCAGCCGTGATCTTGTCCAGGTCGCCCCATGTGCTGGCGTCCTCACCCACTCCAGCCATGGCCGTCAGATATTTCGCCGACTTACCCATCGCCTTGAGATGCAGGTCGTCGAGATCCCGCTTCTCTCCTCGCGTCATGTCCTTTGCTTCGTAGAGATCGGCGGTGGTGCCGTCGGGCAGGACTACCTCTTTCACGTCTGGCTCACTCTCCTTAGTACGCGGCTGATTGGCCGGTCGCCGTTATGAATTTCAGGGGCGAGTAACCCGAGGAGGCGTCGGTGGTGTCGGCCACCATCGAGAAGTCGCAGTCGAGTTGCAGCCACTTCTTCGACGTCGAGTCGAGAACCGGGTTTTGGAACTGGGTGGCCGAGATCTGGAACGTCTGGGTGAACCCCGAGACCGGCTCGGTGAAGACGAGGGAGACGACCTGCTGGCTCCGGGTGAGAGCCGATGCGATGTAGGCCGACGAGGTGCCCGTCTCGATCACGAACTTGCCCTTGCCCTTGACCCCGAACGGGCCGGCGAAGATGTTGCGCGGTCCCTGCGTACCCGTGGCGGTGAAGAGCGCCTCGGTGTTGCGCTCGAAGGTCAGTTCCCCGCTGACGACCGTCAAGACCTGCACGGTGCCGATGAGCATCGACATGTCCCAGCCCGGCCCGAGGTGGGTGGTGGTCGGGGTGTTGGTCGGGAGAGAGACGTCGGTCTCGAGCATCCCGATGAACGACGGAGTGCATTCGAGGGCCACGTCTGCCCCGAAGGTCAACGTCATCGACGCGATCCGCGACCCGGGGATCTGACGGGTCTGGAGGCCGTCGAACCAGTCGAGGGTGTAGCTCGGCGGCTGCGAGCCGGTCGACGCGCTGTTGAGCAGCGGGATCGTGTGGGTCCACGGCGACGCGGTGCCCGTCACGGTGTCGGTGCCGCCCAGCAACGCCATCATGAGGTTCGGGAAGCTGTCGGGGTAGACCGAGGTCTTGAACGAGAACTGGTTGTACTCGACGAGTGGCACCTGGTCGTAGTTGTCGACCGGCGACCCGCGCATCCCCTCGTCGGTCTGCCACTTGAGCTTCGGCTCCCACTTGGGGTCCGAGATCGGGATCCAGAACCCCGGCACGACGGGGGTGTTGAAGACAGACTCCTTGCCGAGGCCGAAGAACTGATTTGCTACGAGGTATTCGGTGGGGGGCATGTCGGCTCCTTAGGCCTCGGTGGCGGCGGGCTGGCCGCCGTCAGGGTTTGGGTCCTCAGCCGGCGGGTCACCCCCTGCGGCGTCGGGCTCCTGGGTCTTGTCGTCGGGGTCGTCGGCCTCGGGGGCGGCCGCCTTGACCGCCTTGGCCGCCTTCTTCGCCGTGGCATTGACCGGCCGGGCGAAGGGGCTGTCGACCGGGGCGATCGTCGAGAATTCCCTGCCCGGGACGGCGTCGACGCCGGTGCCCTCGGGCGTGGTGTGGTCCGCGATGACCGCGGGCCAATCGCTCGTCCAGCGGTAGGTGTAGGTCTCGTCGGTCATGACTTCTTCCTTTTGACGGATCGGGCGACGTGTTTCTTGGCGGCCGCCGAGTGCTTGGCCGTGGCTGATGCGGTCTTGCGAGCGGCGAGGCGGGAGTTGTGGACGGCCTTCCCGGTCACGAGGCCACGATCTCGATGACGTGGAGGTCGACGACGGAGAACACCTGGCTCACCTGGCCCCGGATCGTCTTGGCCATGGACGAGCGGATCGTGATGTCGGTGCCGCCCGACGCGACGCCCGCGTACGGCCCCTCACCCCACGAGAAGATCGTCCCGGTCCCGTTTCCGCCGAGCGACACGGCCTGAGTACCGGCATTGCGCGAGGCCCGGATCCAGTCCACGAGGCCGTCGAGGAACGCGTCGTTCCCGGCCTCGCAGTCCTCGGCCGAGACGCCCTTGTACCGGAAGAAACAGACCAGGCTCATCTCGTGCAGCCGGGCCTTGCGGCCGTTCGTGTAGCCACCCAGGGCGATGCGCTGCTCCGAGGAAGGCTGGAGGTACAAGAGGATGACCGTGCCCGACTCCTCCCCCGGCGGGGCCAGGGTGTAGAAGTCCGTCTCCTTGGTCAGCTTCGGCGGATGGGCATGAACGGTGGAAAGGCTCGGAATAGCGCCGCCGGTCGCCCCGAGCCCGAGGTAGTTGCCGATCGCGGCCCGAACGGTGGCGCGGCCCACGGCTAGCTCTTGATCTTGGTCACAACACGGAACGGGTCGAGGAGGTCGAAGGCGTTGGCCACGTCCTCGGTCACATCGAAGGCATCGCTCTTGGCCTTGGTCGGCTCGTCGAGCTCGTCGAGGGTGATCGAGTTGTCGCCCCGGCTCTTGATCAGCGACGTGGCCAAGAAGATGACGGCCTGCGTCACGTCCTCGGGAATGGCGGTGACAGGGAGGAAGTCGGGCGAGTCCGGGACCTCATGCGCGAACTGCAGCGGAGACGCCGTCGTGATGGTCGCCCCGGTGAGAGACTCGACCACGAAGGACTCGGAGTCCTCGCCGTCCATGATCGTCAGCTGCGTGCCGGGGTAGACGCCGTAGAGGGATCCCGAAGCGGACGTGGGGACGACCGTGACGGTGCTGGACGCAGCCTCGACATCGGCCGCCAGCTGCGTGTGGGGGTAACCGTTGACGTAGGACCAGACCGCGTAGAGGCGACCGGCGCCGAACCCGTACGGAGAGAACGGAAGCGTGTCGAGTTGGCCGCCGAAGAGCGTCGTGCCCCAGAACGCGGGCACGTAGATCGTCTTGATCCCA